TGGCTCTTTCCGGCACCCTTCAGGCTACCGACACCATCATGCCAAGCCACCCGAACTGCCGGTGCGTGATGATACCGGAAACGCTTTCATGGGCAGAGATAACCGGTGATTCTTCCATCCCTGATACACGCCCCAAGGTGGCAACCGGTGAAGAGATTCTTAAGGGGCTAACGCCGCTTGAAGCCCAGCAGATACTAGGCACCGCCCGCTACAACCTTTACGCTGAAGGGCTGCCGCTTAGCGACATGGCTACCGTGGTGCCTAACGCCGACTGGGGGCCTACTACAAGGGTGCTACCGCTTAGAGACCTAGAGGGTTACATACCGGATCTAACGACTTATCTATGAAAACGGCACTGTGGGATACTGAGGGTATGGACTTGCTGACATCTACCGTAGACGGTATCAAGAGCGACAGGCTAGGCTACGTCAAGGGCTATCTCGTGCGCTTTGGCGATACAAAGACCGCCGACCTTGAGGGTGACTACTTCACCGCATCAACCGACTACGGGTTCCCGGTTGCCAAGGGGCAGCGAGTCCCTTTGAATGTGTACTACCATCACGGCATGGATTCTCAGGTAGGCAAGAAGAGCATCGGTACAGGTTTTGTAAAGATGGACGATACCGGGCTATGGTACGAGGCTCAACTAGACATGGCCGACGAGTACGGCAGCATGATTGCGAAGCTCTGCAAGCAAGGCAAGATGGGTTTTTCGTCCGGTGCTGCCGGTCATCTGGTAGAGCGTAAGAGCATGGGCGGTGCCGCTGAGATTACACGTTGGCCTATCGCTGAAGCATCGATTACGCCGACACCAGCCGAGTATCGTAACAGCGTTAAAACCCTCAAGGAGTACTACGGTATGGAGCCGATGATTGAAGAAGAAGAAGAGATGGTCATGGCTCCAATGCCTGAACAATCAGCCGCTGAATATGCAGCTGAGATATTCAAGGAAGCCGAAGGCGAACTTATCCACGAAGGGCTCGAAGCCTACTGGGATGCGCTTTCTGGTGCAATGGAAGTGATTGAGAGCGCCGACATGGCTAATGCCTTGGTAGATGCTTTCGCAGAACGTGCAAAGGCTCTATATGCCATGCACGGCAAAAAATGTATTCACCCTGTATCACTGCGGGGTGTAGAGCGTCGACTGCGGGATGCAGTCGGTCTTAGCCGGGCGAGCGCCAAGCGCTTAGCACCTGTAGTCTGGGATTCACTGCGGGACGCAGACCAGCCAGAAGTGCAACCGGAACTCGTAGTAGAGGCGAAAGCCCATGACAATGACGAACGCCAGGACTTACTGGCACGTCTGGAGTTGCTAACACAACTATGAATTTGACACAATTGCAGAACCGCAAAGATTCTGTCTTGGCTACCGCGCGGGAGCTCGCGTCCGGTGATGGTGACCTTGCACAGGTCAAGTCCCTGATGGCTGAAGCCAAGGGCATCGAAGAGCGCATCGAGACCATCAAGGCACTGGGACAAGGCCACCCTGTGGCTACTGAAGCGCAAGTAGACCAGCCATGGAAGTCGGGCGGCGTTGGACGTAACCCGCTTTCCGGTACACGTGACGAGGCTAACTACAAGGCTTACGCTTGGGGTCAATGGGGCCGCTCTATTATGGGCAACCGCAAGGCTGCTGAGTGGTGCAAGGCTAACCTGAAGGCACAGAGCGAAGGCACGACAACCGCTGGTGGCTTTACCGTACCGGATCCGCTGTCGAGTGAGCTTATCTACCTGCGTGAGCAGTTTGGTATCGCCCGTCAAAACTGCCGCATCTACCCGATGAGCAGCGATGTCCTCAACGTCCCTAACGCTACTGCATCCACCACGGTCTACTATCCTGGTGAGAACACGGCGATCACTGCAAGTGACTTGACCTTTGCACAGGTCAACTTGGTTGCCAAGAAGCCATCGGTTCTTACTCAAGTTTCCAAGGAACTGGCAGAAGACTCGATTATTGACTTTGGTGCAACGCTTGCCCGTGATATGGCATACGTCCTTGCTAAGGAAGAAGACCGCGTCGTTTTCAATAACGCAGTAGACTCCACCTCTGGCCTCGATGGCATCCTTTATGCTATCTACAGCAGCAGTGCAACAAAGGCTAACATTGCTTCGTTGCAGGTCTTCACGACCGGTCAGACCATCACGTATGCGCCAACACTTGCTAACCTCAAGGGTATGGTTGCCAAGCTCCCAACATACGCCGCACAAGCCAAGTGGTATATGCATAAGGAGATTTGGTACAACGCGATTGCACCACTGCTCGATGCACTTGGTGGAAACGCTATCAGCGACATCGCAAATGCTTACGGGCCTACGCCTATGCTCTACGGTTACCCTGTCGTGTTCGTCCAGAATATGCAGAAAACCTTGGCAGCATCCACGCCATATGTCCTCTTGGGTGACCTGAGCATGGGTACAGCGTTTGGTGACCGCCGAACCGTTACCATCGAGGTATCGGATCAACGCTACTTTGTCGAAGATGCGCTTGCATTCAAGGCAACTGAGCGCTTTGCGTTCAAGGCGTTTGACATCGGTAACGTTGATGCAACAGCAGCCAACCGTGTACCGGGTTCGCTTATCGTTGGAGCATCCGCAGCTACATAAGCCTAGCGGTTCTTATCTCAAGCCCTCGGCAGACGTGCCGGGGGTTTTCTTTTATGTGGGATAGTGGAGCATGATGACACGAGCCGAAGCGATAGCGCAGGTATCACTTTTTGTGGATGCCCAGTCCTATCCGCAGATGTCCACCACCGAGATAGGCAGCATCCTTGATACTTTCTCACGGTTCACCACTTGGGCAGTAAACACCACTTATGCTGTCGGTGACCGTGTAGTGCCTACAACGCCCAACGGCAGGGTATACGAGTGCCGGGTTGCTGGAACATCAGGCACGACACAACCCGATTACCCTGTGTATGCTCCTTACCAAGTCAAGGGTTACACGCTAGAAGACGGCACCGATAACCCAACCTTGATGTGGGTAGACCAAGGGCCGATCAATGTTGAAAGATACGATGTCAGGACATCAACCCGACAAGCGTGGATGATAAAGGCAAGCCGCTGTGCAAGCGACATCGATGCTAAGGAAGGCACCAGCGATGTCAAGCTTAGCCAACTGAAAGCACATTGCCTAAGCATGGCAGACCGATACCGACCGTTGGTGTTCGCATGAGTCCTATCCTACGCGCAACCCTGCAAGCCGGCATGGTACGTAACATCTGCCAAGACCGGGTAGAGATTCACCGCTTCACGCTTACCGAAGATGGGCGTGGCGGGGCTACTGAGACATGGCGCAAGGTAGCAGAGTACAACGCCAGGCTAACCAACCAGAGCGACACAGAATCTATCGTAGGCGGTGGCATAGCATCATCTGCTCAGTGGACTTTGATTGTTGCTGTAGGGGCTGACGTAATGCCGCAAGACAGGGTTTACCGGGTAGGCGATGACTCCCGTTATTACGATGTGGTCGGGACTGACTTTGGGCAGACAGAATTATTGGTACAGCATGTAGGGCTGGTGGAGCGGACATCATGACGGCTGAAATGTGGGTTCAGATTGGCATACAAGCCTTCATTACGACGATGTCAATCGGTGCCGCTTGGGTGGCATTGCAGGTCAGGTTGACGCGCTTGGAGACTCAGGTGGCACACATCATCTCGACGCTCGATGGGCAACAGCAAGAAGTGCGCCGCATCGAACAGAGACTCGGTAAACTCGAAAACAAGGTTTCCGCTTTGGAGGCGATCATACAAAGATGAACAGCATCAGTATCAAGAGACTCGTGGTCGTTGTGATCGTGGCTTTCGTAGCTGCCTTTACCAGCGTATTCGGTGATGGTATCAGGACATCCGAAGCACACGACATCGCCGAGCTGGGCGCAGTGCTGGCACTGTACGGGAGCAAGGCGGTAGCGGCGGGTGTCTCTGCTGCGGTGTCTAGTGTGCTGGCGTTCCTCACGATGCCGTTCAAGGGTATTGGCATGAATGCACTGAAGGTGGGCAAATGAACTTCCAGAACTACCGACTAGAGCCTAACCCTAACACACCCGGTGATTGGATTGTTTTTGGTGACATTACCGACGATGCAGGGAATATTATCGCAACGTTTGGTGAAAACGGCACAAGCGTATTTGGTTGGTGGGTTACGCAGGATGCACAGTTTCAGCGAAACTATAGCACTCAGTTTTCGGTAATTATGGCGCAAGAAATCGTGGCAGGGACGGCTGAATAATGGCTAATTATTACGTTAGAAACGATGGTAATAACAGTAACACTGGAACTGGCCCAGCAACAAATCAGGCGTGGCAAACCATTGCATATGCGTTTGCAAACATGACACTTACAACTGGTGTAAATACTTTGTACGTTGCTCCTGGTGTATATCGTGAGTCTCCTACGCTTACAGTAACTCCTACTGCTACAAATACTCTGGTTATTACTGGAGACCCTACTGCTTCTCAGTTTACTGGAATCACCGCTAATCAGGTTAGAGTAACAGGTGCATCACTTGATACAACAACAATGTCAGCTGGTACAAGATTCAATCTTGGTAGTAAATCATATGTCACTATACAAAATTTTTATATAGAACAAAACGCAGGTGCTGCATCAAGCGGAGCAATAATATCGGCAGGTGATTTTCTCTCTATAAGAAACAATGTTATTTTTTCTTATTATTTAGGCGGCACCACTGGATCGGCTATACAGGTTACACCTCCGGCTGCAACTGGTAACAACATAGTAATTGAAAATAACATTTTAGTCGGAACCGCATACGGGATTTATGTTTCCTTGCAATCAAGTTCATCAGGAGTATCTGGTGTAGTAATCAGGAATTGTAGAATCTCAACAGGATATTCTGGTAATGGCTACGGAATAGTTTTAGGTGTTGTTTCTGGCGCGAATATGGCATCAGTGACTATAAGTAATTGCACCATAAGTCAATCAGCAGCAGCATCAATATACATTGATAGAGGAAATACTACAGATAAGCACATAGTTCAAAACTGCATTATCAGTTTGTCTTCAATAGGAATCCAATCTGGAACGAGTAATCAAGTTACGCAACGAAATAACATTTTGTTGTGTCAAACAAATCTTTCAAATGTCGCAACCGATGCAACTACAATTACATCGGACTTCCTTGGCATTGATTATGGTCAAGCATTACTTCAAGGATTCGGTAATCTTGCACCATTCGGCACATCGCTAAACTCAAGGAACACTGCATTCGGAACAGCCACATCCGCTCCTACGACCGATATGCTAGGCATAGCGTGGACTGGTGCTACTCCCGATGTTGGAACAACAACCTATAGGAGCCTACAAAATATAGGTTTCTATCTCCCTACCGAGCGTAACGCCAGCACCATCACCATCGCTCCCGGTAGCACATCACAAAGCATCGAACTCTATCTCGGTGCTACAGGTCTTACAGCCTCCACAAGCGGTCTCACAGCCCGCTACAATCGCACAAGGACTGCATCTGTAAGCATCCCTCTAGTAGCCCGTACAATCGCACAGGCGTGGACAGCTGGTGGATTTGCCGAGGTTGACGCAACCAATATGCCGGGAGTCTACAGACTTGACCTACCTGATGATGCATTGGCTGTTGGTGCTGACGATGTCACTGTAGTAGTCAGAGGTGCAAGCGGTACTAACGGTGCGGTCATGACGGTCAAACTGTCCTCTGGTGGCTTGACGGCAGCGCAGACGGCATCAGCTGTTCTTGATGCTGTTGGCTCCTCTTATGTCACCGCTGGTTCGATTGGATACGCTATCCAGAACAGCAATGTGGCAAGCATCAGCGGTAGCACCAGTGCTGCGGATGAGCTTGAAGGTGCTTTGCTTCACAATGGTACAGACTACATCAGCGCCGAGCTTGTTACGCCGGTTACATCAGCCGCTCTTGTTCGTATGGGGCCGTTTGAAGTGCGGGCTGATGGCCTTGGGGCATCGGATCCGCTTGACGTTCAGAAGGGCGCACAGCA